CTTAATGGCGCCCCTGTTTCAACATAATTAAACTTAGTTGCGTTATATGTAACCGCTGAAATTGTATATAATTCCTGATCTTCTGCAATACTTACAACCCGCCATTGACTTGTTAAAGTTGTATCATTTTCAAGAATCCAAACTGAATTACTATTGGGCGCACTTGAAAACGCAGAAGAAACCGTAATTACAGCGCCACTAATGCTGGAAACATCTCTTTGTTCAATCGTCCCATCGGAAAGAATAACAGAAAGTTTAGGGTTATTTGTATTATCTAAATCTGTTTGGTCTTCATTATCAACAGTAATAGTAGTTGTAGTAGCTGATTGAATTAAGCCGCCTTTTCTTAAACCACTCCTAACAGGATCAGCAACATCTATTACGTCACCGGGGGCAATCATTACACCCGCTTCTATTGTCGTCGTAAAGCTAACTACTTCCCCTTCATTGAAAAGTGTGTAAAGCATCCACCGCCCTAATCTATTAGCTTCCCCCCGTGAACTACAACCCCAAGCTCTCACATTCTTCTGAACAATTCCGTACTTTGCCTGATAGTTACTATCTGCAACTTCTTCCCAATCTATACTTTGAGTTTCATTATCAAAGTAGCTAACGTTAATTTGTGTTGCCCTTGTTCTAATAGATGAACCTGAATAAGTAAAACCCCCATCTGCTGTATTAGCCAAAGTAAACAGATAAGAGGAATCTTTAGGCGCGTCTTGACTAATAGTTATCCCTCCATTTGACCAATAGGGCATACAACGCATAACCCCGCAAAGACTGTTAACCAATTTATATGCGTCGTGTTGTTGTTGTATTGATACGTTTAATGTGAATCTTGCGTGAGTTGTTCCATTGCCTGACATATCATCAATCTGTTCATTATTATAAACCGAGACAGAATAGAAGGTATATTTATCAATTTGTGATTCTGTTAAATGAGAACCAAACCCGTATCTTTCATTGATTAATAAATCATATAACGCCCATGCTGGACACGTACAAGCTACTTTAGTTGCTGAAAATGTACCGTCCCAAGATCCACTAAAACTTAAACTTCCATCAGCTCTAACACTTGCATTACTTGGTATTTTTATTAATGTCCCGCGTAAACGAAACATCCGGGCGGGCACTTGCGGAAATTGTTCTGCATCAAATCTTAAAGCACAATGAGCTGTATTTAAATAAGGTTTTTGATCATATATTATTTCTGTCCAACTCATCCAATTAAACTTATCGAATAACTTACTAGGATCAGAAGCGTTCGCCGTATTCCTTATAACTCTTACATTGATAGGAAATGCACCGCTTAGATCTATTTTGTAATCTCTAAAATAAGCATCTGTACTTCTACCGCTAACAGTATCAGTAATAATTGTTGAATAGCTTCCGCCGTTATATTGAATTTGAATACTTAACGAAACAGAAGTACCATCAATTCCACCATCATCTTTATATTTTTGCAGTCTAGGAAATGCAACTGTAACCCTTACAGCATTAATATTAGTATTAGTAATTGTCCTTGTTATTGGCGCCCCGTTCGTAACTTCCGCCGGTAATAGATCAGTTTTCTCAGTTGTAATATCATTTATTCCTGCAATATATGTTTGATTAGACTTACCAAATCTAGGTTCAAAATCTACGCCCCTAAAGTTATAATCACTATCTTGAACATTAGATATATTTGCTGAGCTGTTTAATATCTGTGTCCCGTTTAAATAAATATCTTTTAAGGCAGCTAAATTATAATTTGCTGTGCCTTGCGTATATCCTCCATCAATAGCCGACGGGAAACCAGCCAATTCACCTTCTGCCAATGCTTCAACGTATAAGGCAAATTGTTTACTAGCTAAAACGCTTGACGGTAAAGCCGGATCAGTAAGCCTAGTTGATTCGTTAAATTGTTCTATTGGCATTAGGCAGTCCCGTCAACTTGAACTGTATCTATTTGGTTTGAGATTGTTACGCTGCCAGAAAATATCTCGTAGCCGTAGCAGATTTTTAACGGCACACCCGCACGCGAAACGTTTTGAATCCCGCTAAATGAATAGTTGCTCTGCGGGTCCATTTCGCTACCAGCAGACGGAACAGGTTCATCAGGTGCTAATAATCCAGCTACGCCACTCAATGCCAAAGAAAGCCCAACACCTGCAACAATCGAACTGACTGCAATAGCAGAAGTTATCCCAAATGTTCCAACGTACATACCTGCAAATTGGGGGGCAGCAACAATTAAAGCAACACCAATAATAATTCTTGTCCATTTACTTTTAAAAAGATTTTTAAGGTTAAGAGTTCCAGCAACAACAGGAACAATAGTGATCTCTCTACCGATTGGATAATTTAACTCTTCATGCCCAATTGCAAACCCATCGCATTTAATACTGTAAAACTGACTTGCAATATGTTTTTTTAAATGGGGCCAATTAGCAATTAGAAATTTTCCTACTTCCGCCGCTGAATGAACGTCAGCAAAATAAACCCCATCTTTCCAACCTAAAAGTTTTTTTAACCTCCCGTAAACTTTGATTTTTGTGAGCATTGTATTTAGTCGTTCCTTAGTCTTAGTTTAACTCGAAGGTTTTATACAATCCCAACTTTCAGATTCAGGGTTGACGATATAAAAAGGCAAATCAACATGATTACAACTTTCAATATCAGTTTGACTTGCATTAGGTAAAACACCTTGACCGGGGTGTGAATGGAATACAGCGACGGGTTCCCCTTGATCCTCCGCCTTAATCCAAGAATCAGGGCAAATTAAAAATTCTTGTTCAGGTTCTTCTGATACATTTTTACAAGCAATATAAGTCTCTACACCATTAACTAAACAAACAAGCCCGCAAACTTCTTTACTCGATGTCTTCGCATGATCTAATGCCGCTTTTTTCCAACTCATGAAACGAAAGTACCAACACCGGGAAACTCTGCCCTAGTGATTAAACGCTTAGGTGCTTTAGGCCCATAATTAAGATCTAATGCGCTTGCTAGTTCCCATTCAACATAGTCTCTATTTTCTGTTACTTTACGATCTAAAAAATATATCTCTTGCGGCATTTCATTATTTGCAGGCGTTCCAAAAGGGTTAACACCATCAGGCCAATTAGCCGCATCAAGGTAACAAGCGCAGGTTCTAATTCTCACTAATTTGCTTCCACAAAGATCAATAAAAGGCGTAACAGCGTTAGCGTCTAACATCATTGCCGTCATTGTCCCAAATAAATTACTGACCTTTAAAGATGGGCGAGGTAACGCCCCTTTTCCTGTTCGTTCATATCCGGTGCTTTCTATTGGCATCCTTTGATAACTTTGACCCTGCCAAATAATTTCATTGTTGTTATTTGGTGCGCTGCCATTATGAAACCGTGTCGTGTCGCTGTTGCCGTGAAGCGTAGAATCAAGCGTCAAAGTAAACAGCTCAATAATTGCGCTAGGGCTAATTTTTTGTAATTCGCTTACAGGTACAGCCATTAAGATTCAAAGACTTCTCTAAATGTTGTATTAATTGTTGTTCGACCAAATACAGCAATTTCAACCGACCAATCAGAACAAACCCATTTACCGGCGCTACCTCTTGGAGGTGTCCAATCAAACGACTCAGTGCCTTTTCTAGCTTCTAAGAAAGTAATGATGCTATCTCTTTCTGTATCATCACGATTAGCAAAAGAAAGTCTCCATGATTTCGGATCTCTTTGCAGGCCGAATTGTAACCGCTTTTCATAGCCTTCGTTGAACGAAACGGTACGAACAGCGGGGGCGCTGTTTTCTGTTGCTGTATAACTTGGGGTGTAGGAAAAGGTCGCCATAATTAAGCAGCTAAAAGGCCCCCCGGTCTTTTTTCTTGAACAATGGTATTTTTAACGGCTGCCGCGATTACTTGACCTAGCATTTTCCCTTCTTGATCGCCGCTTGTTTCTGTTCCTGAACTATCAACATTAACAACAATATTATTAGTTGTTCCACCGCCTTCTACTCCTAAAATTCCATTGCGACGACGTAACGGGAGAATCGCCTCAGCACCTTTTTCACCTGCAACGGCAACGCCCCCGTTTGCCATCATTTTGTAGTGAGGACTATTTATAACTCCGCCTTTTGCATACGCCGTTACATGTTGACCATTTTCAAGGACATTTCCTTTAGCACTAAATAGCCCTTCAAACCAACCAGTTAAAGGCGCTGTAATTGTTTTTTGTATAGCGATTCTTACCATATCCGCGATAATGCTATTTGCTAATGACTTAAATGAAAGCTTGCCCTCGGTCACAAACGAAACTAAGGCGTCCTCCATTCCTTTGATTCCTTTTATGACTACATCAGCCATCCCTTCTTCAACAGATTTAATTGAATCTTTAAAAGCTTTTAACTTAGTTTTCATATGATCGCCAAAAGTTTTATCAAGGGAACCATTTAAATCATCAGATCCTTTTTTTAATCCTTCTAGAGTTGTCAGACTATTCTTCATAGCCCCGTCCATTTTCGTGATTTCGGGAGTAACAGTTTTAAAAAGTCCTAATTGTTCTATAGCTTCCTCTTCTACTAATTTATTAAACTCTTTCCATTTTTTGTTTTTAATAACACCGGCAAAATCAGCAGGGTTTAAAACGTTTTGACCTATTAACGGATCGCCTTCCTTTATTGTTTTTTTGAATCCACCATACCTAAATGTATCTCCAACTTTTAATTTGTTTTCTTCTTTGAATTGTTTTATTGCGTTATCTTCGGCCTCTTTCAACAGGCGTTTTCTCATTTTATTAAATTCACCGTCACCCTGTTTTATTTGTAATGCTCTTAAGTTTCTTTGCGTTGCAAAAACTTGATCAAACCATGTAAAGATATTTTTTAAGTTTTCAATTATCCATTTAAAAACAGGAGTTAAAGCCGTCTTTATATTGTCGGCAAAATAAAGCATATCGTCACTAATTGCATTTAAGCCATCAGTTACAACCCCAAATAATTCAGTCGTTCCTCTTACTAACGGTTCCATGAAAGGCTCAGCCGCCCCGCCTAATGCTTCATTAAAATCTCTTACCTTTTGCCCTAACGTATCAAACGCACCCGCTAGACCTTCCGCCGCTGCCCTTGCTGCGCCCTTATAACTTCCCTCAACAATCTTTAAAATTGCCGCCTGAGCTTCCATTGCTTGCCCTGAGTTATGCAACTCAAGAATCATTTCTCGTTGTTGTTCCGTAAATATCACACCTGAACGAGATAAAGCCGTTAAACCTCTCGTTGGATCACTTAATGCTTTTGCTAATTGTAAGAAAGAACTTTTTAAATCAACTTGGTTAATCTGTGCTAAATCCGCCGCCGTTTCTGCTACTCGGCTATAAGAATCAATACCAATATTTTTAAAACTGGTTAAAAGCGCAAAACCTTTCTGAAATGCCTTTTCATCAAATAAAGTTTCAAAACCTAATTCATCAGCAATACCTCTTAACGCCTTTGCCGCTTTTGGTGCATCGGTGCTAACCCTTTTTAATCCATTCGCTAATGTTGCAAAGTCCGCCTCTCTTTCTGCTACAACTTGAAAGCTTGTTTGAAATGTTTTAAATATTGCAGCGGTTCCAGCTATTGCAGTTAAAGGGCCAATTAATCCCCTAAAGGCTCCCGCTAAATTTTTCGCGCTACCTTGTAGCCCCTGCATTGAATTACCGAGGCGTTTTATATTTTGCTGACCTTTTACCTTTGCATTAATGGTGATCCCGTAATTACCGCCACCTGATCCGGGGATACCTCTAGGCATTAGTTTTTACCCTCTTTATTCAAAAGGCTCATAACCGTTACTTCTAAAATTTGAAGATCTCTAAACACTTCTGGAAGATTCGGTATTTCATATAGTCTACCAATACTTAATACGTCTGAGTATCTTAATCCTGTTATTGTTCCAAGTCCGCCAACTGTCCATTGCGTTTGAACTTTT